TTATATCCGAGTCTTCAGTGCATATAACATTTCGAGCGCTTTACGCGGCGTCAAGTCATCCAGGTCAAGTTTTGCCAACTCATCCAGCACTGGATGGGGCAAACTGGCGAACATATCGCTCTGGTGCGGCGCGGCAGGTTTCTTGCTGGCCTTGGCAGGGCTGGCGACCACGGTTTCATGGGGCAGCGCCGTTGTTTCCAGGCGGCTGAGGTGTTCGCGGGCACGGGTGATCACCTCGTTCGGCACACCGGCCAACTGCGCCACGGCCAGACCATAACTCTGGCTCGCCGGCCCTGGCAGCACATGGTGCAGGAACACGATGCGCTCGTTGTGCTCGGTGGCATTGAGATGCACGTTGGCCACCAGCGGCTCGCTTTCCGGCAACACCGTCAGCTCGAAGTAGTGCGTGGCGAACAGCGTGTACGCACGCAGATGCGCCAAGCGTTCGGCCGCGGCCCAGGCCAGGGACAGGCCGTCGAAGGTGCTGGTGCCGCGGCCCACTTCGTCCATCAGCACCAGGCTGCGTTCGGTGGCGTTGTGCAGAATGTTGGCGGTTTCGCTCATTTCCACCATAAAGGTCGAACGGCCGCCGGCCAGGTCATCGCTGGAGCCGATCCGCGTGAAAATGCGGTCTACCAGGGACAATTCGCAACTGGCTGCCGGTACGAAGCTGCCGATATGCGCCAACAACACGATAAGCGCGGTCTGGCGCATGTAAGTGGATTTACCACCCATGTTCGGACCGGTGATCACCAACATGCGGGTATCGTCGTCCAGCGACAGGTCATTGGCGACGAACGGCGTGGTCAGCACCTGCTCTACCACCGGGTGACGACCTTGCACGATACGCATGCACGGTTCGCTGACAAACCGTGGGCAATTGAGGTCCAGGTTCAACGCACGTTCGGCGAGGTTGCTCAATACATCCAGCTCCGCCAGGGCGGCGGCGGTGTCTTGCAACGGCGCCAGGCGGCTGATCAAGTCCTCGAGCAAGGCTTCGTAGAGCATTTTTTCCCGCGCCAGGGCGCGGCTTTTGGCTGACAGCGCCTTGTCTTCGAACTCTTTGAGCTCAGGGGTGATAAAACGCTCGGCGCCTTTGAGGGTCTGGCGACGTTGATAGTCGATAGGCGCCGACTCGGCCTGCTTGCTCGGCAGCTCGATAAAGTAACCATGCACGCGGTTGTAGCCGACCTTCAGGTTGGCCAGGCCCGTACGGGCTTTTTCGCGGGCTTCCAGGTCGATCAGGAACTGCCCGGCGTTTTCGCTCAGGGATTGCAGCTCATCCAGCTCGCTGTCGTAGCCGGTTTTCAACACGCCGCCGTCACGAATGATCGCCGGCGGGTTGTCGATAATGGCCTTTTCCAGCAGCGCCGCGAGGTCCGGGTAAGTGCCAGCGGTGACGGCAAGCTGTTGCAGGTGCGGCATGTCCAGTTCGGTCATCGCGACTTGCAGCTGCGGCAGGGCGCTCAAGGCATCGCGCAGGCGCGCCAAGTCGCGGGGCCGCGCATTGCGCAGGCCGATCCGCGCCAGGATGCGCTCGATATCGCCAATCTCTTTCAGTTGCGGCTGCAGTTTTTCAAAGCGATAGCCGTCGAGCAGGCAGGTAATGGAAGACTGGCGCGCTTGCAGCACCGTCAAATCCCGCAGCGGACGGTTCAACCAACGGGTCAGCAAACGGCTGCCCATCGCGGTCTGGCAACGGTCCACCACCGATTGCAGGGTGTTATCACGCCCACCGGCCAGGTTGGTGTCCAGTTCCAGGTTGCGACGGCTGGCGCCATCGAGCACCACGGTATCGTCGAGACGCTCATGGCGCAGGCTGCGCAAGTGAGGCAGAGCAGTGCGCTGGGTTTCCTTGGCGTAGCTGAGCAAGCAGCCTGCGGCACCGATGGCCAGGGTCAGGGTTTCGCAACCGAAGCCTTTAAGGTCCTGCACCGAGAACTGCTGGCACAGACTTTTCAGCGCAGAGTCGCGCTCGAAATCCCACGGTGCACGACGCTTGGTCCCACGACGTTTCTCTGCCGGCAAGTCCTTGGGCCAATCATCCGGAATCAACAACTCCACCGGATTGATACGCTCAAGTTCCGCCAACAGGTTCTCCCAGCCCTTGATCTCCAGCACGCTGAAGTTGCCGCTGGTGATATCCAGCACCGACAGGCCGAACAAACGCTCATCGCCCAACACCGCCGCAATCAGGTTGTCGCGACGCTCATCCAGCAACGCCTCATCACTCACCGTGCCCGGCGTAATAATGCGTACTACCTGACGCTCCACCGGCCCTTTACTGGTGGCCGGGTCGCCGATCTGCTCACAGATCACCACCGACTCACCCAGCTTCACCAGCTTGACCAGGTAGCCTTCCAACGAGTGGTAAGGAATCCCACACATCGGAATCGACTGCCCCGCCGACTGCCCGCGCGCGGTCAGGGTGATGTCCAGCAGCTTGGCGGCCTTCTTCGCGTCTTCATAGAAGATCTCGTAGAAGTCGCCCATGCGATAGAACATCAACTGATCAGGGTGCTGGTTTTTCAGGCGCCAGTACTGCTGCATCATTGGGGTGTGGCTAGAAAGGCTTTCCATTCAATAACTTACGTGCGCTTATCTAATTGAAAGTATTAGAGTATTTGACGTTGTCCAATACTCGGGCGTTTGCGGGCGTATTTGAGCATGGTCAGGAGGATGCTGTCTCCCCATGTGTTCATCGCAATATTTGCAGCCAGGCAGACGATCCTGCAGTTGCCCTCGACGTACCCGGCTGCGCTGTCTATCCGGTCGATACTTGGGGCGAATGGCTTGCGTCCGTCGTGAGAAATGACCTCGAGCGAGAACGGCGTGTTGGTGACGGAACATCGGTAGCCGCACTCTTTCAGTAGGCCGAGCACGTAGTCCTGGTCGATCTCAAACTCTTTGATCTTTCGGCCTTTGGCGTTTTGCCTGGCTCTACCAAGAACGGAAAGCAGGTGAGTCTCCAGGGCTGATCGCGCCATTGGCTCCTTCCACCCGTGGGGGACTTTTCCATCTGCGAACCCGAACCTGAGTTGCAACTGATTGCTGATCTGGTCGACATCCTTGGTCAGAAAGTGCCACTTGCCTTGCTTAACGAGGTAGTAGCTGCCGTGTTTGAAGTAAACGCACTTCGGTAAAGCTTCCATTTACTGTTCGGCCTCTTTCGTCTTTGGCATTGTCGGCGGTAGGCCTACGTTGATTTTACGCAGGCGCAGATATCGCTGCGTCATCTTGGCATCGGTGTGCCCGCCGAGTTTTTGCGCGTCGTTGCCCTGGTCGTCCGTGTCGGAAAGCGACTTGGCGCGCAGGTCGTGCAGGCTCGCGTCATCCACGCCGGCCTTCCGGCAACTGATGGCGAATGCGTCCTTGACAGAGCTGTAGTGCACCGGTTTTCCGCCGCGAGGGGAGCAAAATAGGGTAAGGCCACGGATCTTTCGGGGCAGTGCCTTGATCCTGGTGATCAAATCCTCAAGGTCTGGCGTCATCTGCACCAGCAACCTGGCGTTCGTCTTCTCCTGTTTGAAAGCGATGCCTTCGGCGCTGATGTCCGCCAGGCGGATGGCCAGTACGTCGCCAATGCGCTGACCGGTTAGATAGCACATCTCGTAAATTACGCGCATGTTGTCGCTGGAGTTGGCACAGATCGCTTGAAATTCACCGTGGGTGATGTAGCGGTCGCGTTTGTGTTCCAGGTGGCGTCTCACGCCTATGCAGGGGTTGGAGTCTACGATCTGCTGCTCCAGGGCATAGGCAAATACAGCGCGCAGCACTGAAATAACCCGGTTCGACATATTCGGCGTGTCCGCCATGTGAAGCTTGAGCGCGACTACGTGCCGCTGTAGCACCTCGCGGGGCTCGAAGTCGGCGAAGTTTTCCTTGAGGCGCTCACATGCTGCTTCGTACTGCTTCAGGGTGTTCGGCTTGAGGGGCGGCTTTGTCCTGGTGCGCATCTGTTCGAGCGCATCGTCGATCAGCTTTGGCATACCGCCCTGGCTGCCCTTGTCCAGCAGCTTGGCGTACTCCGCCAGTGACGCCTGAAAGTCGGTGCCCAGGCGCTTCCACTTGCCCTTGCGGACCAGGTAATAAGCGCCATGCTTCTGGTACATGCACGCCGGCAGGTGCCGGTCCTTCTTGCGCGGACGCATCGTTATTCACCTCAACCCAGCCGAAGCTCCGGCCCCTTCCTTGATTGAATACCACCCAACCGCCCGATGACAACCTGGCGCAGCACCTTCGGGTGACCATCACCACCTACCGCGAACCCGTAGCGTTCGGCGGTCAGCCACTTTATCTGCGCCCCTGGCTTCTTATAGCCGGTCAGGTCGGCAACTTCCTCTGCTGTCAGAAACATACCTACCCCCTGTCGTGTCGCGACACGTTTTCGTTTTCCGTGGTTGGTGTCGCTACCTCATCAGTCCCGCCGCCAAGGATCGGAGTCTTGCGATAGCACTCAGCCGGGAATCCGTAATCACGGCAGGCGCAGGACTCGCCGCACTCGTCCTCGCGCTGCTCGATCCGCAGAAGGCCGTGCTTCACCGCGATGTCTTGTATATCGCCGCCGTCAAAGCTGCCGCCCTCAAAGCTGGCGTTGATCATCTCGACGGCGAACGCTTTGAGCTGATCGCGCTCGGTTTCGAGTTTTTCAATTCGCTTCTTCAGGCGGATCGCACACGAATGCTTCATGCCATTTCGCGCCTCGTCGAGATCAGCGAGTAGCGTCTGGGCTCTGGCGTAGAACTGTCGGCGGGATATCTCGCTGCCCATTGCCAATTCAAAGGGCATTGCTATGACGGCCCTGGTCATATCTTCACTCATTGCTTGCGCCCCGCTGAAAGTGGTCAGCCAGCACCCGGCGCGCGTCGATCCCGCACGATGCCGACATAGCGTAGATCTGACCGAAGGTGGTTTCACGGCGCTGCAGGGCGTTGAACAGCTCGATCAGGCGCCGGCCCTTTGCTCCGTTGAGGCGACTCATAGCTGGAGCCCCTTTTCCTGAGGGAGCGAGGTAGTGGTCAATTGCTCGGTTCGGCACATGGAAGTTACCAGAGAAGCCCGTGCTGCCTGGTCTTCGCCCGCTGTGGTGCTGGTGGGCACCTGTAGGAGCGAACTGTCTGGCAAGCAACTGATCCCGGTGTTGTTCAGGATCCAGCAGGTGACGCCGCGCACGCTGTCGTGCTGGACGTCGATCAGCTGCTCGTCGGCCCGGGCCTGGCCAGCGATAAGCACCAGGATCATGGGCAAGATGGTTTTCATGGGCGCTCCTCCCAGTCCCAGTTCAATTTCGGATTGACCGGTGGGTAGCACTGCAGTGTTCCCAGATCGATCAGCGTGAAGTGGCCGCCCATCCAGGCGCCGGTGTCGATGTGGTAGACGTTGCCAAGGATTGCCGGTTGGCGCACGGGGGTATGCCCGACGATAACCGCGCGCACCCCGCTGATACCTTCGCAGTTCTCGTCCGTGATACGGCTGCGCGACCACTGGCAAACAGCATCGACGTTCAGCAGGCCGGGCATTTCGCCGTTGAGCGAATCGCGCAGCATCGACCAAACAGGGAAAGGGCAATCGGCGTGCACGATCCCGACCAAACCTTCAGCGGTCTCAACCTCAATCGCCACCGGTAGGTCAGCCAGCAAGGCGGCATAGCAGCCACGCTCAACAGATGGCAGGCCCAGCATCCAGGCACCACCGTTCGCAACGTGCAGGTTGCCTGCGCGACCATCAGGGTCGAAGTGATAGGCGTCATACACCATCGCTTCATGGTTGCCCTGGACGGAGAAGAACCACGGCTTGGCCAGCCAGGTATCCACCTCGGCAGACTCGGGCCCGCGGTCAACCATATCGCCCACGCTGAACAGGCGATCCACGGCAGGATTGAACCCGATAGCATCCAGCGCGGCCTGCAGCTTGGTGAAGTAGCCGTGAATATCCCCGACGGCGAAGTCTCGGCCGGCGGTGTTGAGTTCGAATCGCTGAAACTTGTTCATGCGCGAGCCTCTCCGGCGATGATCGCCAGCTGGGCCAGAAGGTCGTCGGTGCGGCCATAGAAGCGGCCGGTGTCCTCGTTGATGAACTGGCCCAGCACCTCGGCCACGGCCGGGCTGGCGGTCAGGCCTTGCAGGTCGACCTGCGCAGTAACCGGCGAATCGCTGACAGGCTCATGCACGAAAGCATCAGCCTTGATCTGCAGTACCTTCACCGGACGGATGCCCTTGCAGGCGCTGACCCAATTGCTATCGGGCACGCACCAAGGAAGCATGTGCAGACACCAGGCCGTGGCAGCATTCTCTTTTTGCGTGCTTGACCAGTAGTCCACCGCGCCGACGAAGGCCTGAGGCGCTGCGTTGCTGCCTGTACGGTTTCGGTAGTTCCAACCCTCGAGCTGAAGCAGGTTGCCGCGCATCACGTTCAATTCCTCGATGCTCGGGATATGCCAGCCCCAGGTGCCACGGATGTTCATCCCAAGTACTTTGGTAGCGATGGTGCAGCCTTCCGCGCTCATGGCTAGGGTGTTGGCCATGCCATCAAAGCGATGCGTTGCACCTCGGATGCGTGGGCGCGGGCCGTCGTGGTCCCACCAGTGGGCGGAGGTTTCGAAGTCGCGGCCAGCATCGATCAGCGCGTACTCGGCACCGTCGAAATAGATCCGGCCAGCGTAGAAGCCGCCGAAGAAAGGTTGGCCGATGGCGGGCAAGGCGGCGGGAGAGATCTGACGACGCTTCATGGGTGCAGCTCCTGCAGGCGGGCCAGGCGCATTGCGTCATCGATCTCCCGGTCGAGGTCTTCGCCGTAAAAGCAATGAATACCGCGTCCGGCAACCACAGTATCTTCTGCATCATCTACCCGGCCGAGATCGCGCAGCCACTCGTAACGCTTGGCGTTCGCGGCCATTCGCACGCGGTCGTCGATGTGTATCGAATCGGCAGTGATGGGAGTTGTGACGGTGTTGGCCAGCGCGTCGAGCAGGATCTGCTGGCGGTTCTGCCCATCTAGGTACTGGCGCACCGCTTTGACAAAAACACTGTTCATGCTGCGATCATCGGCGTTCGCAGCGGCCTCAATGTCGGCGCGCAGGCCGTCGGGCAGGCGCACCACAAACTTGTCAGCGGTGCGGGAATCGTAATTCGGTGAATTCATGGTGTTCTCCCGGCCGATGGAGCAGATCTGCGCCATCGGCACTGTGGATTTATCAACTCTGCTTTGACTTGCCAGTCATGAGCACAACCAACAGCAGGACAACCAGGATCAGGTCGCCCACTATTGAGAGGATGCGACTGGCCGAATCGACGAAGACAACGCCACCGGCTAGCCCGTAGGCTGCCAGTGACCGTGCCTTGGTACCGAACCTGGCCAGCATGGTTACAGGTGGTCTTTCAGGTTGAGGCCCAGCAACTTGGCGCTACGCTCCAGAGCTGTCATTTCCTGGGGTTCGATCTCCCCATCTGCCTCGGCCACGGTCAGCATCACGTTGAGAACGGTAAGCGCCTCGGCCGGCGAGTGCGCAAGGTCACCCAGCTCTTTCTCCGCGTTCTGGCGAAGGATGCGGGCGCCCGATTTGAAGTCGGTCTTGGCGCGGTCGATGGTGTTGGAGAGCTCCGCGCCGAAGCCTTGCAGCGCCGGGTTGTTGCTGAGGATGGTCTCGATCTTGGAGAGCTCGCTTTCTTCCAGCTCGCCATCAGCCGCGGCGACATAAATGGAGCCGTAGACCACGGCCTCCATCAGGTCACGGTTGGCCAGCTTGGCTACCGCAGCGCGGGCCTGACCAGATTTCTTGCCGAACAATTTACCGAGCATGATTACTTCCTTTCAGTGGGTGCGCTTTTGCGCGGGTTTTGAATTACGTAAATCACGAGAGAGGCGGTGACGATCATCCAGACGCAGATGCCGAACACGCCGCCGATCAGCTCGAAGTCGCTGGGGTTATCAAAAATCACCGGCACGGCCTCGGAGAACCAAATCAGCGTTGCGAACAGGTAGAGCACGAACGACAGCAGGTACTTGAACAGCCTCATTTCACTTTCTCCTGGCAAGCCGGTAGCCCGCCGCGATATATGGCTTTCGCTTAAAGTTTCCTTGTTACTTGGCGGAAGTTACGCCTTGAAAAGGCTGAACACTTCGCGCTTTGCCTTGCCAACCATCCCGGTAAGCGCCGAGACTTTTACTTGCGCGTCTGTGTGTCGCTTTGCCTGATCAGTATCAAGTTCGGCGAAGCGAGTGTTCTTCATTACCTCTTGGCACTTGTTGAACTCGCGCCGCACGCCACGCATAGCATTATCAACGGCGATAAAAGCTTGATCAGATGGCGGTACAATCCGATAGCCTTGGCCCCGGACAGAGACAATATAAATTTGATGCTTGGTCAGCAGAGCTTCTTTGAACTGTTCGACACGATCCAGAATCACGAACTGGCAATTAACAATTTCCTGCGCAGTCTTTGGCTTCGGTAAGTTGAGCGCCCATTCAAGCCAGGCGTGGCTTATCAGCTGGCCGTCGGTGAACTTGTCGGCGAAGAACAGCTCCAGCGCCTTATCAAGGCTCCAGGTGTTCGGCTTCAAAGGAACGATGCTCATCACAACACCTCGACAGTGAAGCGGCCGAACTTCGGGCGGTAGTCGCCGACGCCGCAGTATTGCCCGGCGTCTTCCAGGCACTTCAACACCTGGGCGCGGTCGATCGACTCTTGGTCATAGGCGATCTCGCAGATGGTCGACCACTCGCGAAACAGTGGGCGATATCGCGTGATGCGGGCAGTTCCAACTTTAACTGAGCGCGCATCGTAGAACGCTTGATCCCAAAGGCCCTCAACTGTGCGCGGGCCTGTGTAGATAATTGGGCAGCGGGAATCCATGATTTCAACCGAGCGCTTTAGTTGAGTGCCCATTTTCGAAAGTTTGCCGCCTGCGACCAGTGAAGACTCGATGTTGATACCAGGTAGGAAGGGACCGATATCATCGGCAAAGTAAAGACCACCACGCCACTCGCTACGCGCAATAAGCTCATGATCTTCGTCGGACTTTTTACGTTTCGAAGTCAATACTTTATGAGCCTTGGTCAACTTGTTCAGCGGGTCGGCGAAGACGTCAGCGTGAACCAGAAGCGGACGGGTGCCGATGATCTTAACTTTCAAAGTCTGCATGGTGATGCCTCTTAGTTTCGCTGCGTGTGCCTGTTCGCCCGATGCGATGCACGTTGCTTTGCGTTTTCAACTTGAAAGCAGCCTCGATGGAAGTTGCTTTCAAGTTGTCACCAGAAACGCTGATGACGCCGTGCGGATTACCGCCCAAACCCTGCCCCACCACATCCAGCCACACCCAGCCGAGCCATGCCTAGCCCAACCAAGCGATGCTTTCGCACCGCACTGGGTTCTCGGTTGAAAACCCAGTACGCTGATTAGCCCTTGCCGAGCTCCGCCTTGCCATACCAAGCCTAACCACGACCCGCCAAGCCATGCCCTTGATGACTACCGTCACCGCTGAACCGCCTCATCGAAGCGGCTCAACGCTGCTTGCAGCCCTTGCCTTGCCTCACCCCGCCACGGCTTGCCAAACCCAGCCATGCCATACCCCGTGATGACTATCGCCACCGACCTACACTCCCCGAAGAAGGGCAGGCCGCTGATTACAGCCCTTGCCTCACCGGACCACGCCTGGCCCTACCCAGCACCGCCAAGTCCTGCCGCGTGATGCTTCCGCACCGGACAACGCCCTCAATGAAGGCGCTCGCCGCTGCTTTAAGCGACGAACACGGCTTGCTCGGCCTGATGATCTTCAGGGGCGTGCTCTGGATTAGGTGAAGAGGTGATGCAGAACGCGATTATTCCTAATCGCATAGCCTCAGCAACTGCGGCCGACTCCGAAACAGCTTTCAGCTTGAAACGGACGGACTTCATGCGCTGGACGATAGTGTGATGGGAGCGATCAAGGTCGCGAGCAACCTGTTTGGCAGTCTTGCCGGAAGCCTTGCCCATTAAGGACATAAGCTCCATGACTGCGAGGCCCTTGTCGGTAAAGGCCTTCCAGTTGCCATAGGTGAGTGCGTTCATGCTGTCCATCTCCAAAAGTTCGTGGAATGGACTTTAGCATAATGCTTAATTATGTAAATAGCTTTTTGCTTAATTTTTTCTACGCGAACATCGCCCACCAGAAAACTCGGCCGATTATCATCAGTTCCTGGGTTTCAATCTGTTCCCATGTGTATTCCTCATCCGGGAACTCATCCCGGTTGAAGCTGCGAACTCTGATGCCGGAAGGGGTTCTGTAGAGCTGCTTGACCCTGAGCTGTCCGGAATGACTTATCGCGTAGAGATCACCGTCTGTGATGGTCCGATTTCCACGGTCAACCCCAACGGTTGCTCCATTTTTTAGGATGGGTTCCATGCTGTTGCCCTTGATTGGCACGCAGACAGCATTTGCTGGGTCAACGTTGTGTCGCTTAAGGCTATGTTTTCCAAACCGCAGCTTTGCATGACTACTTTCTTCAATCACCGTGCGACCGCTCCCTGCAGAAAGCTCTACTTCCTTCAGGAAGGGGATGTATACCTCGTCGTAGTCCAACGGGGTTTCGTCGTCCCACGTCGATATCTGTACCAGTTCAGCGTGATCGGCCTCTTGGGTATCAGTAAGAGCTTCACCCAGAACCCGGCCAATTCTCTCGAGTTTCGCCCGCATTGCCTTGGTAGAAATCATCCCCTCAGCGTACTGCTCTGGTGTTTCCCCTTTGGCGGGGAAGCCAGGGCTCAGCTCTCGGAGATTGCGGACCTCTTCCTCGGTATGAGGCGTATCCATCCATCCTCTTCGCAGGTAGAGCATCTCCTCAATTTTACGGGCCAATTTGTCGCCGATTTCCCGCTTGGGGGTCGCCGACAATAACTGGCTGAGCATTGCCGGACTTACCTCAAGCGCGACCGCCAGCATCTTTCGGGACACGAAATGCTTTTGGATGTGCTCAAGATTTTGGCGGCGTATCTGCTTTGAATCGAGCATCAGTTCCTCGCTTGCTTAAATAATGGTTGCCAAAATTAAGCGTTTTGCTAATCTTCCCAGCATCGCTCAAAAGAGGTTTCCCATGGACAACCACACATTGGCGGCCTGGATGAAAGGCCGTAGCGCAGGCGAGCAAGCTGAACTGGCCAAGGCCTGCGACACCAGCATTGCTTACCTCAAACAGATTTCCTGCGGCACGCGACGGCCTTCTGAGGCGTTGGCGGAAGCAATCCACCTAGCTACCAAAGGTGAGGTTGCTGCTATCAGCTTCTTTCCTCGGCTACTTCGCCTCACCCTGAACCACGATGTGATTATCACCTGAAAACAAGCATTTTGCTAACAGCCTACAAATGGCCTGTTTAGGCATCCAGTATTGGAGTTTCACAATGGCAGCATCGATCCGCCTTTTGTTTTCTGGCTAGCCCGAACTCCAGGCAATAAAAAACCCGCTGTGGAGGCGGGTTCTTAGTCGCTACCAGTGTGGAGCTGGTGGCTTTGGTACTTCTTTGTCTTCGAAGGGACAAAACATGCAAACGAAAAATAGCACCACCCAACAAACAGTGCAACTGCCGAAACTTAAACCCTGTGAGTTTGGCGTGGAATACACCGACCTTTTTAGCGTTAAAGCGGATGCCAACCTTATCGAGGCTTTGTCCGTGGCTTCGGATCTGGCCGACGGCATCAGCCAGCTATGTGGCCGACTCGCCTATGCAATCAATGATGGTGAGCTCGCGTACCTATCTGAAGTTCGCACCCTGGGCTTCATAGGTGATGTTGTATCTGCGCTCACCCGCTCAGCTGAGCGCGGGCTCAAGGCAGCATACGAAGCGGAGGACGCACAATGAAGCCTCCAATGTGGAACCAGTTGCTGGTCGACGTTGAACGCGAGTTTCCATCTAACTTCGCGAAGGGGGCAAAGCTCACGCCTGCCCAGGTCGAACAGCTTCAGTGCGTAGAGAACGCCAACGACGAATTCCAGATCAGCACACTGAGCGGAGTTGCCGCTATCGGTGAGCTCATCGCGCATGCAGCAAATCACGGCGAACTCTCTGATGAGCTCGCCATGAGTGCCGGCTGGCTTATCAATTCGTTAGCTTATTTGTCGATGACAATGGCCGAGGCCGGCGCATCGGCGGCTTACAAGCTGCAAAACATCCCGCACCAGGGAGCCGCCAAATGAACGAGCCAGTGCCAACCATGCAAGAGGCTTCGCAAGAAGCGGAGTTTCAGCTGTGCGCAGCAAAGGATGTTCTCGAGTGGCAGCACGCACTTATCAAGGCCATGCACCTGGATCACCTTCACGACGGCGGGAAAGGGATTGGTGACTTGTTCCAGGTGGCGAAATACTTCAGCGACACCGGATTCGGCGGAGTTTATAGCGCTATCGACGAGTTCAGGGTTCTCGGCGAATCCGCGCCACAAAACTCGCAATCCGAAAACGTGGCGCGGGAAACTGGGGGTGATCAATGACCAGCCTGAAGAGCAAGCGCAACGCGAAAGAGCAGGTAACCCCTGAGTTCCTGTCTGCCGGGCGCCTCTATTCACAGCTACACGCCGCTGGCTTAGAGAAATCACCCGAAGCCGCAGAAGCGTTCCAACGCATGTACGACGCTGCCCCCGAGTCGTTCCGCCAGGAGATGCACGACATGGCCGTGCACATGGGGCTGATGCCCTCTCTTCCTGACGGGTATACCGATGACGGAGAGCCCGTTTACTCATTGGAAGGGTTGGCTAACCGCCTGGGAGTCAGCGCCGAGGAGGCTCAGCGCGCTGTCAAAGAGTTGGGTATCGAGCCCGGCACCACCAAAGTCAACAAGGTGCACTGATCATGACCATCGCCAAATTCCAAGACGGCGGTGCCGTCACCATGTCGTCCCGCGAAATCGCTGAGCTGACAGGGAAGCGCCATTTTCATGTGACGACCGACATCGAGAAGATGCTGGCCGAGCTCAAAGAAGATGCCACGGGTTTTCGTGCCATCTATTTGGACAGCATGAACCGCGAGCAAACCGAGTACCTGCTCGACCGCGAACACACCGACTGCTTGTTGACTGGCTACAGCGCTGCAATGCGGATGGTGGTAATCAGACGTTGGCGCGAGCTGGAAGAACAGGCCGCCCGCCCAATGACCCAGGCCGAGATCACCGCCGCCAACGCAAATCATCTGGTGGCCGTCGAGCGCCAGCAGCGGGAGCAGCGGGTGGCGCTGGAGCGGATCGAGCGGCGAGTCGAGGACTTGAGTCAGACCACTGTGTGGGATCACTGCCCACAGAACTGTCAGTCGCTCACTCGCGTGAAGGAAACGATGCTCAAGCGCCACGGGCTTTCGGGTGCTGTAGTCGACTACGTGCTGAGGGTCTGGCCAAGTCAGCCGAACCCTGCCGGCATGGTCCGCAACGGCCACGAAGAAGCGCTCGGTTCGCAGTATCTCGTTTGGTCGAAGCACCACGTCACGGCTGCCTTCCACCGCTTTGTTTCCGAATCCACGATGGTCACCGCCACCCAGGCGACTCACCCATATTTTGAGGGCCGGTTCCGCCTGGTCCAGAAGGCCCATTCATGAGCAAAGTATTGGATATTCCTCCGCAGGTGCTGCCCATGGAATGCATCGACGAGAACCTGTATGAAAAAAACAACGACGCCGCACTGCTGTTGAAGTGCTTCGAGGTAGTGAAGGACGTATTGGACGTGATCGCCGAGCCTGAGTATTCAATTGAAGACGGCGATGACACCCACATTGACCTCTACCGGGCCTTCTATGCGCTTAAGGTCCTATTTCGGCGGCGCACCGGGCACGACGCCGCGCAAGTTGCGAAGGATCACTTCGAGGCAATGGGCCGTCACCTGCTGGCGGGAGAGCCGCGCCCAGAAAACAAAATCCCCGTCCTTGTGTATCCAGCAGAGTGCCTGCCGGACGAAGCGTTCGACGGGCTAACCAATCAAGCGCTGGCTTGTGCGGCGTTCAACTACAGCGATCGTGTCCGGCAACTACTCAACGATCATTCTCCAACTGGCCTGGCACTCGACGAGGCTCGCACGTTCTCCATTGACTCCACCACCGCCCTGCGCCTGCTGGTGTTACGCCTGTCTGGCGGCTCAGTGGAAGCCATGGGAGCCGCGATATGCCGCAAGCCTGGGGAGACGCTGCAATGAACATCATCAATCCTCATGCCCCCCCCCCAGGACGCCCCTACAGCGCCGGTAATCGTCGGTCCTTGGCCAAGCTATGGCTCGTTCGCCCATCTACCCGAGCGCGAGCGCTGGATGCTGTACGGGTCTGCGAAGGCATACCGCGAAGCCTTGGAAAGCCAGGGGTTCGCCATGTCTGAGCCTTACGACGACTTCATCCGCCGCGTGACGTGGGAGCTCAACGTATGAGCATCATTCGCGCCCCTCGGCCTGAGGGAAATTTCTATCTGCTCAACAAGTCGATCAGCGAGGACCAGCGCCTGAGCTGGGCTTCCAGGGGGCTGTTGGTTTTCCTGCTGGGCAAGCCTGACCACTGGGAAGTGTCCACCCACCATCTGATCGGCCAGACCAAGGATTGCCTGGGCAAGGCATCTGGTCGTGACGCAGTTCGGGGTCTGATCCGTGAGCTGGAGCAGGCTGGATACCTGCGAATCGTGCTTGAACGAGCGGATGGTGGAGAGTTCGGTGGACGCTCCTACACCGTGTCGGAATCACCGGCGACGGATTATCCGGGCCCGGTGGAACCGTCGCCGGTAAATCCCCCCCTAGTAAGTATTGAAGGTAAGCAAGGATTGAATAAAGCAGCAAGGATTGAAAAACCTATGGCTGACAAGGACATGGTTGAAGCCTTCGAAGTGTTCTGGAAGCTGTACCCGAACAAGAAATCGAAGAAGGACGCACGCAAGGCATGGGAGAAGCTCAAGCCAAGCGCTGAACTTCGCCTGACCCTGATGACCGCTCTTGGCAATCACCGCATTTCCCGCGACTGGGCCAAGGACGACGGGCAATACGTGCCGATGGCGTCTACTTGGCTGAACGGGGAGCGCTGGACTGACGAGCTGGTACCGGCATCGGTTGCAAAGGCGAACGCTTTCAACAACTTGCCCCAGCACACCGCCGATATGTACCAAGGAGGCGAAGATGGCCCAGCGTTCTAATTTCCGCCGCCAGCCTGAGCAGCGCACCTTCGCCGGCGATTGCCGGGTCCACGGAGCGGTTGATCGCTCCGAGGTTGAGCAGTTCGACGGCTCTATGGCGGTCCGCCCATGCAAACAATGCCAGTTCCACGGCCTGCGCGTAGCGCCACGTGGAAGTGACGAACATTCGCAGGCGTTGGCCAACCTGAAAGCCGAAAGCGTCAACAGCGCGCTTGTAGGCTCCGGCATCACGCCGCGGTTTGCCGATAGCACTCTCGCGACCTACCGGGCCGCGACACCAGCCATGACCCTGGCGCTGGAAACTTGCCAGGGCTATGCCGACAACTTCGGTGAACATTTCCAGGCGGGCCGCAACCTGCTGCTGTGCGGGAACGTCGGCAACGGCAAGACACACCTGGCCAGCGGCATCGTCCAGCACGTCATTCGACAGCACCGGGCCGTGGCAGTGATCACCACCGCCGCCGAGATCATCCGCGTGTTCAAGCGCTCGATGGATCGCACCGCCGGCTACACCGAGGGCGATGTGATCAATGAGTTGGCGAGTTTCGACTTGTTGGTGATCGACGAGATCGGCGCCCAGGCCGGCACTCACTACGAGCTGTCGGTTCTGCATGAGGTGCTGGATCGCCGTTACAACCTGGTTCGCCCGACAGTGGTGGTGTCCAACCTCAACGCCCAAGGCCTGGGGCAGTACATCGGTGAGCGCGCCCTTGACCGACTGCGCGAGAACAAAGCGTTGCTGGTCGGTTTCACCTGGGAATCGGCGCGGGGGCGTAAATGAACCACGAGGATAAGTATTACCGTCTCGAGGCCGAGCAGGGCGTGCTGGGTGCGATCATGATCGCCTCGCTCAACGAAAGCGCCGGAATGCTGGACGAGATCATCTCGCAGATGAAGTCTGGCGATTTCTGGCACCAGGACAACGCTGCGCTGTTCGATGTGATCTGTGACTGCCATGCGCAGCGTATGCCTGTTGACGCGGTGACGCTGGGCTCGATTCAGCGCTATCTGCCCAGCGGGACATCCACTCTGCAATACACCATCGACCTATGCCGAGGCGTCCCATCGGCGGCCAACTGGAAGAGCTATGCCCAGCAGGTTATGAAGTGGGCGCTGGTGCGTCAGTTTCGCGACCTTGGGCGAATCGTTGACAGCGGCGTTTATGACGATCTGCCAGCAGATGAAATCCTTGATCAGTGTGATCTGGCGCTGGCCGACCTGCGTGACCTGAAGGCATCTGGAAAAGCAGGTTACAAGCGGATGAGCGATGTTTTGCCGATGGTGCTGGATCACATGGATGACGTGCTCAACGATAAGGCGCCTCCGAAGCTCTCTACCGGCCTGGCGGATCTGGACAAGCTGATTGGCTTTCTGCGCCAAAAATCAATGGTGGTGATTGGAGGTCGACCGGGCGGCGGCAAGACAATGCTGGGGCTGCAGATCATGAATCACGTTGCTACTCGCGGCCGCGGCGTAGGGCTGGTGGTAAGTCTTGAGATGCCTGGTGAACAACTGACACTGAGGACCATTGCGAGCCTGGGCGGCGTAGACCTGCGTCGGATGGATGAGGTCAAGTGCCTGGAGCAAGAAGAGTGGAACCGGATAGGCGTCGCGGCCGGAAAAATCAAGGAGGCAGAGCTCTACCTGCTCGACACACCAGGCCTGACGATGCCGGCCATCCGCGCCGAGGCGTTGAAGCTCCAGCGCGAGGTTGGGCTCGATATCCTGATGATCGACTACGTGCAGATTGTCGGGACTGACGGCAAGTCACAGAACCGTGCTGACGCAGTAGCCAAGGTGTCGATCGCCATCATGAACCTAAGCCGCGAGCTGGCGATTCCGATCTTGGTGCTGGCGCAACTCAATCGAGGCCCGGCCAATCGGCCAGGCAAGAAGCCGCAGGCCAGCGACCTCAAAGAAAGCGGCCAAATTGAGCAAGACGCGGACGCGGTGATCCTGGTGCATTACGACCGGGATTCCGAGATGGGTCAGCAGGGAGTGACCGAGTTGATTCTGGATAAGGGAAGGCAAGCCGAAGCCGGCTCATGCCTGGTACAGCGTCAAGGCCAGTTCGGGCGGTTCGTCAACTTTGCGGGCCGTGAGCCCACCCAGGAAGAGGTGGAGATCAGCCGCCCCTTCGCCAGCCAGTACAAGGGGAGGAAGGGCAATGAGAAATTTTAAGCTGCTGGACCGCCTGCTGGGGCGCAACGCCGAGCCGTTCGTGCCTGGTTCGCACTTGAGCGCGCTTAGCTCAAAGATGGAGGCTGGACAGTGCTGGATTGTCCCGGAGGGTTCCGTTGTTGTCCCGTCACCTCCAGAGCCGAAGTACCCGGAGGCCGAACGAATCGCTGCGTCGATCCAGGATTTCCCCGAAGACTGGGGCTGGTCGCGCAAAGGCTTTGACCTGATCCACATTCCCAGCGGGTTCAGGCTGTGGGTGGCCAATGAAGACTATGGCTTGGCCGAGGTTCATCCGAATAACGGGAAGACGGACTTCACGAATCCTGAGCAGGCAATCATCTGGCCGGCTGTGGCCGATTGGCTTGGACACCGAAAGGTCGGGTTCACTGGGCGACTTCCGAAAGCGACGATCACCGGGCGCAGCGGGACTTACTGGTGCTTTGCTCAAGAGCACCCGTGGGCTGGAGTAGGAAACTCGCCCGCGGAGGCTTATCGAATCTGGAAGTTCGCTATCTCGGTAGAGGCTCGGGTCGATATAAGCCCGGGGGAATACCTTCAGTTGCGGAGTGTGAAGCTATGACTCGCTCCAAAACGTTAGACGGGATCGTCAGCGGTGCTGAGGCCGAGCAGACAGGCGTTAGATTCCAATATTCACGTTTTCCGCTACAAGCCACGGATTGCTGGGCCTGCGCCCTGCATCCACAAATTGTGATTGTGGAGGTTTGTAAATGCCTCGGGAGTGCCGCAAATGAGTAACGTAACGGCGGCATTGCCGCGCAAGAGCTTGCTGGAACACGAGCGCAAGTTCCTGAAGATTGCCGGGGATGGCCTGGCCCAGGAGAAGGTTGGAGGTGCTGCGGCATTGGCCTGCCTTCTGGATATGGTCGCCAGTTGGCACGCCACCAGGGTCAATATCGAGTTTGGTGATTACTGCAAGCGCTGGGTGTCCGAGGGCAACGCCAAGAGCAAGTCAGCGGACAAGTTGTTGCGCAACATCCTTGGCCTGGATGACAACCCACCGCCACGCCGAATTCGGAGGGCTGCCTGATGAGCGTGTATCGAGATGCAGCGCATTGCATCAGCCGGGTGATGTCTATCGAGATCCACGACGGCACCAAGAAGGCGTCATGGCAGCGCAAGTACAAGGCGACATTCGACGACGAACTGCTCGGAGGTGGGTTAAGCGATGATCTTTCACCAGAGGAGCGGCTGACTCAAGACTCAATGACCCGATCGACAATCAAACGGACCCTGCCGGAAATCCAGTGGCAGGCACTGGTGGGTAAGTACTCGATCAACCAGGACGAGGTGAGGGTCGCCGCCGCATACCTCACGCCTCGGGTTGTCAGCCCTGCTCATCAGCTGTTCAAGACCAAGTGCGTCATGGCTTGGATGATCCCGGAGCGCCGCAACGGGCTGCCATCGTCATTCTACGTTCTGCATAGCTGGGATGCTGATGGCACGCCTGAGAGAACCTTGCGCCGCTGGCGTGCCACCACGAAGGCTTGGCTGGATGATCAGGTTGCTGCCGCACACTTCGCGGTTGAGGCCCTGCTCGAAGATCGTGGTTTGTTGTTCCGAGAGGTGGCTTGACAGTGACCGAGTGACCGCGTAGATTTAGAACCTGCGGTTTGGTGCATCACAGGATGACAACCAGACAAAGAAAACCCGGCCATTGCGTCGGGTTTTTTTATGCCCGAAATTTGTTGCGTGAGCCATAGCCAGGGTGGGCCTTCGGGCAGGGCCTGGACGCGGTATCGCCGGTAGTCACGCGTTACGAAAGAACACCGGCAGCATGAGCAGCCCATACCTGTGTGCTATTGGGGCTGGCTCAAGCGGACTGATGGAAAGACATCGAATCTATTCCAAGGCTCGCCATATCGGCGGGCTTTTTTCGTTATGAGGCACAGCAAATGTCTGATCCCCAATTCAACGCACTGGCCGGCCAGGTCCTGTCGATCAGCGCCCAGATTCAAGCCGAGCAGAATGCGCGCGTGGTTGCGGATGAGGCATTGGCATCTCGTGTAACGGCAAGCGAAGCTGCTATCGCTGCGGTGAAGCTGCAAATTCACGTACTTGAGAGCGGTGCAGCAAGCGAAAAGATTCTCCTTGGCTGCCGCCCTGACGGTATTGAGAAGGCTTATGTCGGCCCGATCCAGTCCAGCAATTACGTGCCGGGCGTTTCCGGTTGGAAGCTGGAGAAGGACGGTACGTTCGAAATCAACGCTTGCATCCTCGGTAGCGCTGCCCAAGCGCCTGAGCGCCAGATGGTGTCAGTCGAGGTGGCCAGCTGGAGCAAGTACGACCTGCCCAAGAATGCTGCCAATCTGCTCCAGTTTATGCAGGCAGAGCTTGATCGGGTGCCGGAAGAGTATCGCCACGCCGCCGAGTTCGAAGAGTTCGACGCGAGCTACGGCGATGAGCAGTTCAATGGTCGCCTGTTCTTGAGCTACTCCCGCCTCGAAACCGAGGAAGAGCTGGCTGATCGCCTGGAGAAGGCGAAGGTCGCCGGTACGCACATCAGCATCAAGAACGGCCAGATGACTGTCACGCAAGACGGCGTAGTGCGGTTCAAGATTGGTAACATCAATCAGCCGGAGCCTGTGAAACCTCAGCCATTCAAGGTTGATGGTGATCAGGTCTTCATCAACGAAACTTTCCTCCACGACGCCTCTATCACCAACGCCAAGATCGTCCCGGGCGGCAAACTTTACGCCGGCACAGGGCTTGGTTCGATTATTGACCCTTCGCGATTTGAAATTGCCAGCCAGCATCCCGAATTGGGAAGGGCATTCATAGCTGGTGATGCCAGCAATATTCTCGACCTTCTGAAAGGTCAGATCGAGGTGGACAATCTCGGTGAGGCGCTCAGAGATCGGATTGATAAGATCTATGAGACGGTCAATGAAAAAGTCAAAGAAGTGATTCGGTCAGAGCTTCGACCGGGCGGCCTGCTTCACCGTTAAATAAAATCCATTCCTTCACTCCCTCGCTGGGAGGATACCGAGATGAACCCGATGCCAGAGAAAACACCCGACTTCTGGGCGCAAGTCTGGCTGATCCTCTCTACGCCGATCTGGCAGGGGGCAATCATGGCCGGAACCATTTCAGCGCTACGTGTGCTGTATGAGGGCAAAGAAGCCAACAAATGGCGCGTGCTGCTTGAAGCATTGATGTGTGGCGGACTTAGCCTGTCGGCAAGCAGCGTCATTGAATGGATGGCCTGGCCGTCCAGTCTTTCGGTCGGCGCCGGCGGTGCCATCGGCTTCATTGGTGTGACGGCCTTCAGGGAGATGGTCATCAAGTTCCTTGGCAGAAAGGCGGACTCAGCATGAAGGCGATAGCAGTGGCAATCATCGTCGCCCTGGTTGGCCTGTTGCTCGTTGGCATCCAGCAGATGCGTGTCGAGGATCTGCGTGCAGAGAAGCGCATTGAATCTCAGGCCAAGGATGAGGCGGTCAAGGCCAACAACGAGAGTCAGGCCACTATCACCACGCTGCGCGCCGAAGCGTTGCGCAACGCCGCATACACCGCGGACCTGGCCAAGCGCATCAAGGCCAGCGAGAAGAAAGCCGAGAAGGCGAGGAAAGACTTTGAAGAACTCAAGCGCAACAGCAAGCCTGTTCGTGACTGGGCTGCTCAGCCTCTTCCTGACGGCCTGCGCGGCAAAGCCAGCGGTAGTAACAAAGACCCAGGCCCTAAGGATCGAAGCCCCTGAGCTGATCCCGTGCGAGCGGGTAGACCAGGATGAAGCAGACCTTCGCTTCAATGGCGATGTGTGGGAGCTGAAGGACAAGGCCATCAAGTTGCTGGATACGTGCGCTGACCAGGTGGACGCCCAGATCGTCCGCAGCCAGAGCAAGTAATCCGCGCCACGTTTTCGAATGCGCCAAATCGTGGCGCGCAATCACGAGGATTAACCATGGGAGTTCTAACGGGCCGCCCACGCTTCCAGCCAAACGAAGAACAGAAGATGGCAATGCGACTGGTCGAGGGCCTGGTAAACGACGGTCACCTGGTGATGGAACCTGATCGGTGGATTCCGGATGGTGGGCTTCGATTCCAGCGACCACGCCTGACGCCTCCATCACCTCCACCGATGCGCGAACCAGTGGCATCACTCGTGCCAAGCGTCGGATCAGTGCTGATCGCACTGGTGTTCATCGCAGGTGTAGCGATAGGCGCCAAGATGGCAGGCGGCTGGTAGTGGCTCGCATCAAGACCTTGGGCAATAGGGTCGGTACTCAAGGCAATAGGCTGGCGACTGCTGCACCAGGCTCTTGGCGTGCTGGCAAGACCACGTCAAGCCAGCGCGGTTACAACTACGAATGGCAGAAGGCCCGACTGGTACACCTCAACGACAACCCCTTGTGCGTGTATTGCCAGCGCGAGGGAAGGGTGACAGCGGCCAATACGGTTGACCACGTCATTCCTCACCGAGGCGACATGACGCTGTTCTGGGATCGTACCAACTGGATGAGCCTGTGCGGCACCTGCCACTCCTCGAAGAAGCAGCGCGAGGAAGCGCAGGGCGCCTGAGTCGATCTGCAGCACGTCACTCGCACCGTGAAGCACGCCAACTCCCCGGCCTGAGACCCGGGGGAGGTCAAAATATGGGGATCGACTTTTCTCCAGACCACTCCCCCTCTCACGCGCGATTTTTTTCCCCTTTTTAAAGGTTTTTGTTAATGGCGTTAACAAATAAAAAGCGCCGTTTTGTCGAATCAAAGGCCGGCGGGGCCTCGAATCGCGAAGCGGCGGAGGCCGCTGGATACGCGGCCGCCAGCGCTTCGGCGGCTGGATCGAGGCTTGCAAAAGATCCCGATGTTGTTGCTGCTCTGAAGAAGTTAAAGGCAGGCCAGAATGTTAAAGGCTCAGCAGCTGCAGCAGAAACAGTCGATGGCCCAATTGAGGGCGACGGGGAGGACTTGGCGGAGCTGCCCAATACGGATGACCCACTCGTGTGGCTGCTGGCTCTGATGAATGAGCCCAAGGCCAAAATATTCGACCGCCGCAACGCCGCCCAATCGGCACTTCCGTATTTTCACGGTAAGAAGTCCGGCATGGGTAAGAAAGAACAGAAGCTGGAGGATGCCGCAAAGGTTGGAGGTAGCAGCCGGTTCGGTCTGCGCGAACGTCACCTGAAGGCCGTTAAATGAAAACATGGACCACTGCCTGCCCCGATTGGGAAGACCGCATCGTGCACGGTCAGTCGCTGGTCCCGCTGGCTCCAATCTTTCCCGAGCAGGCAGAGGACGCGCTCGACGTGTTCGGGAATCTCCGAATGGTCGATGCCGACGGCAGCCCGTTGATGGCTGATACATGCCGGGCATGGGTTCTAGATCTAGTGGCGGCGCTGTTTGGCGCGTACGACGAGGAGGCTGGTCGCCGGCTGGTCACAAACTATTTCCTAATGGTCAGCAAGAAGAACGGCAAGAGCACAATTGCAGCCGGGATCATGCTGACCGCGCTGATCTTGAATACTCGCCCGTCCGGCGAGTTTTTGATTCTGGCTCCCACCAAGGAAGCCGCCGACAACGCTTTTAAGCCGATCAGGGACATGATCGATGCTGATGAGGACCTGAAAGCCAGGTTCCACGTTCAGGAATACAACAGGATCGTTACTGACCATCTAAACAAGGCAAATTTGAAAGTTGTCGCTGCGGACTCTGCGACAGTCACCGGGAAGAAGGCTACCGGAGTATTCATTGACGAGCTTTGGGAGTTTGGCAAACAGGCCAAGTCCGCGAAGATGCTCTTGGAGGCAACAGGCGGTCTGACGTCGCGGCCTGAAGGCTTCGTCTTCTACTGCACCACACAATCGGACGAGCCGCCGGCGGGAGTATTCAAGGCGAAACTCGACTACGCCCGCAATGTTCGCGACGGAAAAATAACGGACCTCCGCTTTCTTCCGGTGATTTACGAATTCCCGAAAGAAATGATTAAGCGGGGTGAGCACCGCGACCTGGCAAACGCACACGTCACCAATCCAAATTGGGGGCTTTCCGTCGACCAGCAGGTTATCGAGCAGAAGTATCAGGAAGCCCAAGCAGAGGGTGAGGGCGCGATTCGAGGATTTCTCGCAAAGCACCTGAACGTGGAGATTGGGCTTGATCTGCGTTCCGATCGTTGGGCTGGCGCCGAGTTCTGGGAGGTTCAGGCGGCGCCAGGGGGCCTGACCTTCGAGCAACTGATTGACCGCTCAGAGGTTGTCGACATCGGCATTGACGGTGGCGGCCTAGACGACTTGCTCGGCTTCGCCGCCGCCGGCCGCGACAAGCTCACCCGGCAATGGCTTCTATGGACCCATGCCTGGGCTCACCCATCCGTGCTGGAGCGTCGCAAAAGTGAAGCTTCCCGCTTTCTAGACTTCGCCGGAAATGGTGATTTGACCTTGGTCGAGACCATTGGTGACGACGTGCAAGACGTTGCTGAGCTGGTGGCCAGAGTCGAAGCGGCCGGCTTGCTAGACAAGGTCGGAGTCGATCCGTCAGGAATCGGCGCCATTCTCGACGCGCTGGCCGAGGCTGGCATTCCGGAAGACAAGATCATCGGCATCAGCCAGGGCTGGAAGCTAAACGGCGCAATCAAGACCACTGAGCGGAAGCTGGCCGAGGGCGGCCTGGTCCATGGTGGCCAACCGATGATGGCTTGGTGCTGTGGCAATGCGCGGGTGGTACCAGCCGGAAACGCCATTTTGATTACCAAGCAGGCGTCGGGCCTGGCGAAGATCGACCCGTTGATGGCGGCCTTCAATGCCATCTCGCTGCTGTCGCTCAATCCTCAAGCCCAAAGCGGGCTCGACAATTACCTGGCTGATGGGTTCTTCGGACTCATCGGCTCGAACTCATAGGCTGAATATGGCATCTCGTTGGTACAACCCGCTGTCATGGCGCATGTTCGGCTACACCGACCCGAAGACCGGCGAATACACCGAGGTCGAAATGGTGGCCGGGGGTAAACGCACGAAGGCGGGCGTCACTATCACGTCCAAGGCTGCGATAACTATCCCCATCGTCTGGGCGTGCGTGAAGATCCTGAGCGAATCTGCCGCTGGGCTGCCGCTCAAGATTTTTGAAGATACGCCGTCGGGTCGAGTGCTGGCCGACACCAAGTCGCGGCAAGCCAGGGTGCTGAGAAAGCCTAACCCGTACATGACCAAACTCAACTTTCTAAAGTGCGCCGTGGTGAACATGGCGCTACGGGGCAATGCGTACAGCATCATTGAGCGCGCCGACAACGGTGACTGGATCGGCTTCATCCCGGTAAGTGCTGACAACGTCGAGATCGATACGTCTGATGATTTGATCTACTGGGTCACTATCGGCGGGGATCGTTCCCCGGTATCGCCAGAGAACATGCTGCATTTCAAGCTGTTCAGCATGGATGGAATCAACGGACTGTCGCCTGTTGAGTACCAGGCCGAAACGATGGGTCTCGCCAAGACCGCGCAAAACTGGTCAGCGATGTTCATGCGCAAAGGCGGCTTTACCGGTGGCTACGTCATCTATGACCAGTTCCTGACCAAGGTCCAGCAAGCGCAGATCATGGAGAAGTTTCCTGATGTGCGTAAAGGCGACATCAACGATATCGGCTCAATGGGGATCTTGCAGGGCGGCCCGAAGATCGTGCCGGCCGGGCTGAGCCAGAAGGACAGTCAGTTCATTGAGTCCCAGCAATTTCAGGAGGAGGCGATTGCCGGCTGTTACGGCGTGCCTCTGTACCTGGCCAACCGTGCCGGCAAGACCTCAATCATGGGGTCGAACCTGGAGCAACAAACCAGCGGTTACGTGACCTTTGGCCTCAAGCCCTACCTCGACGCAATTGAGGATGAAATCAACGACAAGCTTTTCCGCGATAAACCCCAGTTTGTGGAGTTCATCGTGGAGGGTTTGTTGCGCGCGGATAGCGCGGGCCGGGCAGCCTACTACAAGGCTGCGCTTGGCGGCTCTGGTGGCTCTGGCTGGTTAAGTATCAACGCCGTCCGCGAGAAAGAAAACGAGCCCCGCCTGGCTGGCGAAGAATACGACCGGGTCACCCGGTGGGAGATGCAGACCAATGCTAAGCAAGATTGAGGTTCCCTTTGAGGTGAAGGCCAGCGATGAGCTCGGTAACTTCGAGGGCTACGCTGCGGTGTTCAACAACATCGACCTGGGCGATGACGTGATCCTTCCCGGTGCATTCACCAAAGTGAAGACCACGCGAGCGGGCCGCTTGAAGCTGGCCCTGTTCCATGACTTGACGCGGCTTGTTGGCTCGGCCGAATTCACCCAGGACGACCACGGCCTCTACATCAAGGGCAAGGTCAACTTAGCGGTTAGTTACGCCCGTGACGCCTATGAGCTGATGAAGGAAGGCACGCTCGACAGCATGTCTATCGGCTTTAACACGATCCTGGCGGCCTACGAAGAACGCGAAGGTCGAAGCGTGCGAATCATCAAACAGGCGGAGCTCTGGGAGGCATCCCTAGTGCCGTTCGGAATGAACCCGGCTGCACAAGTAACCGACGTGAAGTCGGATATCAGAATTTTTGAGAAGGCCCTGCGCGACCGCATGGGGCTCTCCCAAAAGGAGGCGGCAGCGGTCGCCTCGCTCGGCTACTCCGCAGTTCACCGCGATGGTGAGACTGAGGCCACGGCGACCGTGGAAGAGCTGAAAAAACTCTCACACACATTTGACCAATTTTTTAAGGTGTCGCCATGACCGATCCAATCCAAGAAGTAAAAAGCTCGCTCGAAAACCAGCTGAAAGAAGGTTTCGGCGGCTTGCAGAAGAAGTACGACGCTGTTGCCGATGAGCTGCAGAAGGGCAACACCGTCACCGCCGAGATGAAGTCTCAGATCGAAAACCAAAAAGGTGAGATCGAGCGTGTCATCGAGCAGGTGCAGAAGCTCGAAGAAAAGGGCATCAAGCTGCGCAACCAGAACCCGGAAAAGAAAAGCTTCATCGACTTTGTTAAGGGTAACGATAACTACCAAGCCCTGACCAAAAAGACTCAGAGCTCGGCCGAAATTGAGATCACAAAGTCCGATATGGCCAGCATGGCCGAAGTTAAGGTCACCAGCGCCGGCCTGGTTGCCCCTCAGTACGATCCTGTCATCCAGGGCGCTCCGCGCCAGAACCTGCTGATTCGCGACTTGATCCCGACCACGCCGGTAACCGGCCAGGCGTTTACCTACTACCGTGAACTGCTGCACACCCTGGGCGCGGGCATGGTGCCAGAAGGTGGCGCCAAGCCAACCAGCAACGTGACCTTCGAGCAGGTCACCGACACCATCAAGAAGATTGCTGTATGGATGCCGGTGACCGACGAAGCGCTCGACGATGTTCCGCAGCTCTACAGCTACATTCAGGAATTGCTGCGCTTCGACCTGGAGCTGAAGCGCGAAGGTCAGTTGCTGAAGGGGGATGGCACCGGTAATAACCTGAATGGCATCATGACCCAGGCGACCGTTTTCGACCCAGCGCTGAGCAAGGCCACTGACACGGCCATCGACACCGTGCGCCGTGCGATCTACCAGGCGCGCAAGCAGTCGAAGCTGCCGGCCGATGCCGTGGTCATGTCCGATCTGGACTGGATGAACATCGAGCTGCAGAAGGACGGCGAGAACCGCTACCTGTTCGCCAACCTGCAAGGCCTTGTTACCCCGGTCCTGTGGGGCCGCCCAATCGTTGCCTCGGACAGCATGGACGAGGGTGACGGCGAAACGACCGGCGGCGAGTTCCTGACTGGCTCGTTCCAACAAGGCGCGCGGATCTACGATCGCATGGGCTTCACCATCAAGGTCGGCATGATCAATGACGACTTCATCAAGAACCAGCGCGCCATCCTGGTGGAAGAGCGCCTCGGCCTGGCCGTGCGTAAGAAGTATGCCTTCGTCAAAGGCCGCTTCAAGCACGTCGCCTAACTCAACCCAGCATCAGGGGCCTAACGGCCCCGAACAAAACTCAGGTGAATATCATGGAAATTAAAGTTCTGTGGGGCTTCGAGGGCGATCCCGAAAAGCTCAAGGTTCCAAATGGCCGAGTATCGGCCGGCACCACCCTCGACGTTGAGGACGAAGAGTTGGCGCACGCGCTGATTGGTAAAGGCCTCGCAGAAAAGGCGAAACCGGCGGCGAATAAGTCGGCCAAGCCCAACGAGACCAAGTAAATGATCGACCTGGCGCGAGTGAAGAGTCACCTCAAGGTCGATGACGATGAAGAGGATGCTCTGATCGCCGGCTACTTTGAGGCGGCCAAGTCCCACGTAGCGATGCACTGCGACAGGGAGCTGGTCGAGGCGGCGCCGGTAGAACCTGATCAGATGGGAATTACCCCAGACGTTGAGCAGGCCATCCTGTTGCTGGTTGGCCATTGGTTCGCAAACCGCGAAGGCGTGGCGATGGGCACCATATCAACCACCGTACCGCTGGCTGTTGAGCGGTTGCTCATGTACAGGAAGCGTTACTGATGAGAGCCGGCCCAATGCGTCACCGCTGCATGCGCCGTGGCTACATCGACGGCAAGGATGCCCTCGGCCAGCCCTCGAAGGTTTGGGGTGACCTGGGCAAGCTCTGGGCGGAGATCAACACTCCTTCCGGACGCATGTACGAGGCCGCGTCACAGATGCAGGTCACGGTCACTGCCGAGATCAACATCCGGTACCGCAAGGACGTGGTAGCGGGTCAGCACCTGGTGCACGACGGTATCACTTACGAAATCATCGCCCCACTGCCCACCAACCAGCGCGACATGCTGAAACTCATGTGCAAAACGGTGAAGCCAAAATGAGCAACGGATCGCTGACGGTTCTGGGGCTTGGTGAGCTGCAGGCCGATTTCAAGCGCCTGGCCAAGTCGGTGGGTAACAAGATCGCCAGGGATGCAGTTATGGCTGGTGCCAGGGTGGCCAGGGACAAGGCCCGGAGCACGGCACCGGTTCGCACGGGCAAATTGAAGAAGAACATTATTGCGGTCAGCGTGAAACAGGCTGACACGCCTGGCGGTGCTACTGCCGGTATTCGCGTAAAAAATCCAACGGGCAAACAATCCAAGGCGCTCAAGCGTCCCGGCAAAAAAGGGCGCACCTCGAAAACGGATTATGAATCACCGTTCTACTGGAAGTTCCTGGAGCTGGGCACATCGAAGATGCAGGCCCATCCATTTATTCGACCATCTTGGGACGGCAGCCTGCCTCAGATCGAAAAGGCCGTTGCCGACAAGCTGGCCGAAGGCATCGACAACGCCATCACCCGGTAACCCCAATGATTGAGAAATCCCTCATCGACAGGCTTTCGCCTCTGGTCGACGGGCGAGTGTACTTCGGCGTTGCGCCGGTGGACGCCGCCCAGCCACGCCTGGTGATTCAAACGGTAGGCACCACCACCGGTTTCACGCTCGCCGGCTGGGATGGCTCCAGCGACCTCACTATTCAGCTCGACGCATGGGGGGAGAGCTTCCTCGAGGCGCTCACGCTTGCTGGCCTGGCCTTTACCGCGATGACCACGGATGGCGCCGACTTCACCACCGGCAGCGCAGACCGCCTGGCGGATGTGTTCGAGAACGACACCAAACTTTTCAGCGTGAGCTGGGAATACACCCTGCAACCATAGGAGGCCACATGGCCGTTCAAACTCCAACGAAAGCAAAGTTCGTCAAGACGCAGGGCACGGCTCTCAGCGTTTCTAAAACCACCACCCTGGACCCCAAGGATGAGGCCCTGACCTGGGCCGATCTGTCCGTCACCATTAAGCAGCCTCAGTTCCAGGGCGGCCAGTCGGACGAAATTGAAACCACGGTGCTCGCCAGTGTGGCCAAGGAGTTCACCACGGGCCTGGCTGACAACGGCACCTTCAGCATGTCCGGTAACTGGAAGGCAGACGACGAAGCACAGACCGTCCTGCGTAACGCGCGCGACGACGCCGAGCCTCGCGCCTTCAAGTCGGTGTTCAAGGATGGCACCTCCTCGACGTTCCTTGGCCTGGTCACCCAGTTCACCTGGGACGCTGCGCCGAACGGTACCGTGAACGGCACGTTTAACGTGCGTATCACTGGCGCCGTGTCCTTTGACCTGCCTCCGGTGACTCCATAATGGCGCGCACGAAGATCGGCGCCGTGGCGGATCTGCGCTCCATGGCACTGGACCCGATGCGCAACTTCAAGCATGAGCGCCTCACCATCGACGAGTGGGAGGGCGCCCAGGTGGTGGTCAGGGCGTTGAGCGCTGGCGACTGGGTTGAGTATCGCCGCCGGGCCGCTTTGGCGGTTGCTGAGGCCCGTCAGGATGCAGGGCTTCCGGCTCAGTCTCCATCAACTGAGGGTGTCGAGGAGGCGCCGCTTGAGCCGCGGGTGGAGATTCATTCCTCGCCACTGTATGCGTTCGTCCTGGTGCGGGCCTTGCTCGATGAGAACAATGCTCGAGTTTTCCAGGACGAGGACGTTCCTTCCGTAGCTGATGCCTTTAGCCCAGTGCATGACCGGCTCGTCGGCAAGGTTTTCGAACTGAGTGGCGTAGCGGCCGGCGCTGGCGCGCAAGACCCGGTGGATGCCGCGGGAAACGACTGACGGAGGAGCCGGAGTTGGCGTTTATGCTGACTCTTGCCCTCCGGCTTGGCATGACGCTCCAGGACCTGCGCTCACGGATGAGCGCGGAGGAGCTGTTCCTCTGGATGGCCTATAACCAGGAGTCTCCGCTAAGCGACACCCGCGGCGATATTCAGGCCTCGATCATTGCTGCTTCGGTGTTCCAGGCCCAGGGTGCGAAAGTTTCTGCTGTGGACCTGATGCCCAAGTGGAAGGATGAGGCGGCTGCGGTGGTTGATGAGGCGGCGGAGGCTGAGGAGGGGGTAGAAATGTTCAAGGCTTTCCTGATGGTCAAGGCCGAGGAGGGCTAGGCCGCAGGATGAGGCTCGTTTTTCTCCGCCGTGCGGTGATAGAGTCGCTCGCTCAACAAAGGAGGTGGCGAGTGACTTTTATTTTATGGATTGTGACAGCGTTGATAGTTTTTTTTGCAATCGGCCTTTGCCGTGAGTTTGCGAAAACTACCGGGTCTGAGCGGTTATTGCGCTGGACGCTTGGCATTAGCGCCGCAATTATCGGGGGGATGTGGTGGGCATATCTATCTTGGGCTGGCAGTCCAAATAGAGAGGTTGAGCGCGCACAGAAAGATTGTGATGACACGACAATGGCTTATGTCATGTCTCAGAACTTCGTAAAGCAACGCCTGAAGGCTCCCGGGTCAGCTGAATTCCCATATCTGAATGGCAGGGACGTTGTTTCCGCATCTGATCATAAATGCACGTTTTATGTGTCTGCGTATGTGGACTCTCAGAATGGGTTCGGGGCGAGTATACGGACCTACTACAAAGCCACGATGACCTATGACAGGAACGAAAAGTTATGGCGAGCCCCCGAGCTAGTCATTGAGTAACCATGAAAACCCGCCGAGGCGGGTTTTTTAATGTCTGGAGAAAAGCATGGCAGGGCAAACACTTCGCTCTTTGATCGTAAGCGTTTCCGCTGAAACAAGTGCGTATCAACGCGAAATGGCCCGCGCTAGTCGCATGGGGCAGAGCTATCTCAGGACCATCACTTCTGGGAATAGGGATGCAACCAGTTCGTGGCGCTCGCAGGAAGCAGCCGTTCGCGCCCAGGGTGCGGCTATGCAATCCCTTACATCCACAGTGGGCAGCTACGCAGCGGCGATGGCTGGGGCGCTGGCGGTTGGTAATGTGATTCACCAAGCCGACGCCTGGAACCAAGTAAACGCCCGACTGAAGCAGGCCACGACCGGCACGGAAGACTTTGCAGTTAGCCAGAAATCGCTTTTTGAGCTTAGTCAGAGGACTGGCACGTCATTTGCGGACAACGCTGGTTTGTTCAGTCGCTCAGCATCATCGATGCGTGAGTTCGGATATTCCACCTCAGACGTTCTGGGAGTGACTGAGGCCCTTTCTGTGGGGCTGCAGGTTTCTGGCGCAAGCTCTACGGAGGCATCCTCAGCTATCACGCAATTCGCTCAAGCACTGGCCCAAGGGGTACTCAGGGGGGAGGAGTTCAACTCGATCGCCGATAGTGGTGATCGAGTCCTGCGGGCGCTCGCTGCGGGAATGGGTGTCGCCAGGAGTGAGCTCAAAGCCATGGCCGACAAGGGCCTTATAACCATAGATAAGCTTGTGCCTGCGCTGATCGGCCAACTCGGCGTTTTGAATGCTGAGTTCAAGGCAATGCCGCCCTCCGTAAGTCGGTCGACTACAGCACTGACAAATGCTTTTCAGGCTTGGATTGGCGGGGCTGACACTGCAACTGGCAGCACTGCGGTGCTTTCTGGTGCAATTGATCTTGTCGCTAAGAACATGGATGTCCTGGCCGCATCGGCCTTAACCGCAGGCGCTGCCTATGTCGGGTTGAAGTCTGGTGAACTAATTAAGGGGTTGCGTGACCAAGTCAGCGCTTTGCGCGAAGCTCGATCCGCTGAAATTGGCCGAACTACTGCTCAGCTTGATGCGGCCACCGCTGCCGCCCGGCGCACTGCCGCAGAGGTAGTCGCCGCAGAGTCGCAGGTTGCCGCGACCAGGTTTACCGATGCCCATACAGCCGCACTCAGTCGCCTGCGCCTGGCCAGGCTTGCGGATACACAAGCAACAGCCGCGCAAACTGCTGCGCAGGCCTCTCAAACGGCTGCGACGTCGCTGGCTGGTCGTGCCGGATCAGCGCTTCTTGGGGTAATGGGTGGTCCAGTCGGGCTAGCTGTTACTGCTGGAGCAGTGGCTGCCAGCTATCTGCTGTTTCGGGACAACAGCGACAAAGCTCGGCAGGCCACCGTCGATCTCAAGCGACCTGTAGAGGAGTTGCGCAAAGAGTTCGCTGCGCTCGGCAAAGAGCAGGCCAGGTACAAGCTTGATGGAGTGATTCAGCAGCAAGCCGACGCCCAAGTGGCGGCGCAAAAAGCACTGCGCGAGATCCGCGCTGCCGCTCAAGCCAATGACAAATGGGGCGATACCTACTCCGCCAACCCATTCCAGCGCGACCGGGCGGTAACGGACTTCAATCGCCGCATTGCCGGCGGTCAAGGTATCGACTCGGCAAGCCAGCAACTGGTCGCAGCAATCGGCCCAAACGAGGAGATGACCAAGGCTATTAATGCTTCTGCATCCGCGTACGGCGAAGCGATCAAAGCCTCTGGCGATTACGGCGACGTCGCCAATATGCTCACCGCCCGCCTGAACGATGTGGCCACCGCTGCCGGCCAGGCTGGCGCCGGGCTGAAAAAGATTGCGGGGCCCGACAAGAAGACTATTGAGGGCTGGAACACCTACACGAAAACCCTCGTTGAGCGCTTGAACTCCGTCAGGGATGGGGGCGACCTAGTTGGCGAGGTGAACCGGAGGATTGAACGGGAGGGCGTTGACCCTGGTACTGCCGAGGGCTGGCGCATCCTAGCCGGCGCGATCAAGGGTTCTGAAACGGCGGCCAAGGCTTCTGAGGAGGCCCAACAAAAAGCCAAGAAAGCCTCGGAGGACATCCAGCGGCAAGCTGAGCAGCTCAACAATGCATACAAACAAACCCTGGACAACCTTACCCAGCAGGTCGCGCTTTACGGTGAAACAACCGAGATAGGGCGTCTTCGCTACGAGCTCACCACGGGCGAGCTGTCGAAGCTTTCGGAAAAAAACAAGGTCATGCTTCAGAGCAAGGCCATCGAGCTCGACGCGCTCAACGCCAGAAAGGCCTATGACGGCCTGATGTCTAGCCTTCAAACCAAAGAGCAAGCCCTGCTCGCAACGACAAAAGAGCGGATGCAGGTGCTGGAAACAGCCAACCGTGCCGGCAAGTTATCGTCAGACGACTACCGCGCTGGCGCTGATGCCATTTCGAAAGCCACTGTCACCGAGGCACCAGAGTTCGGTGGAATCGACTCCTCGGTAGGTGGGCCCTCCGGGGAGCTTGTGAAGATCGCCGAGGCTGAAGCAGTCCTGAAAAAGTGGCACGACAAGCAGTTGTCAATGCAGGCAGATCTGCGCGATCAGATCCTGGCCGACCAGCAAAGCACCAATGAGCAGAAGCTCGCCGCCGAGCAGCAGTACCTGGACCGGGTCGTCGAGATCAATCAGACGAACCAGGCGCGGCTTTCTGACATTCAGGGTGCCTACAAAGTAGCTGTGATCGGCACCTTCAGCGAACTGTCGGGCCAGGCCGCCGACATGGTTGGCAAGATCGCTGGGGAGCAGTCCGGCGCGTACAAGGCATTGTTTGTAGCGCAAAAAGCGTTCGCGGTGGCATCGATCATCATGAACGCGCAGATTGCCGCAGCCAAAGCGCCTGCAGAACTGACCATCCTGGGCGGTATCCCGGTGGGCGCGGCGCTGCTGGCTGCGGGTTACGCCAATGCGGGCATGGTCGCCGGCATGGCGCTGGCCGGCTTCTCTGAGGGTGGCTATACCGGCCCCGGTGGCAAGTTTGAGCCGAAGGGTGTGGTTCACGGTGGCGAGGTCGTCATCCGCAAGGAAGTGGTCGATCAGCCTGGGATGAAGGATTACCTCATCGGTTTAAACCGTAGCGGTAAGCCGGGCTATGCAACCGGCGGATTTGTCGGAAGCCCGGGCATCTCGCCGGCCTTCACCGCTCCAACTGTCGCAGCAGCCGCCGGCTCAGGATCGGCGCCGGAGATCCACTTGCACATCAATGGCGACGGCTCGGGCGGGGCGGTCAACGCTCCGGAAGGCTACGAACAAATGGGCTTGGCGCTGCTGGCCACCGCTCGTTCCGAAATGCCAAAGATCGCCCGGCAGGTGATTCAGCAGGAGAAAGGTCAGAACGGCCTGCTTGATCCAAACAATCGGAGGAACAGCTGATGGCAGAAGTATTCAACTGGTCGCCCCGGGTTGGCTCTTCCGGTGACGACCAGCCTGACGTGCTTGAGTCGAAGTTCGGCAACGGCTACAGCCAGCGTTTATCGGTCGGAATAAACAATGTCGCTGGCGCCTACACCGTTTCCTTTACGGGCGGGGAGGCTTACATCAAGCCGATCCGGGAGTTCTTCAAGCGGCACAAGGGGGCAAATCACTTTCTGTGGACCCCGCCGCTTGAAGTTCAGGGCGCGTTCATCACCACCGGAGGCTGGCAGCTGCAAACCCACGGCAACAAGAAGTACACCCTTAGCACCACCTTTCAGCAGGTATTCAATCCATGATCACGTTGGACGACCAGAAGCTTGAGCCTGGCGCGATTATCCAGTTGATCGAACTGGACGGTGAAGCGCGCGGTATGGGCATCTTGCGGTACCACGCGCACCAGCAGTCCACGCCGATCATCTGGAAGGGTGAGACATACCTGCCCAGACCATACGAAACAGGCGGCTTTGGACGCAGTGTTGAGGGCAACAACTCCACGCCCATGCTGAAGATCAGCAACATCGACGGCACGATCACAGCGCTGTGCCGGCGCTTCCAAGGGATGAGCGGGGTAAAACTGACGGTTCGACAGACGTACGCGAAATACCTGGATGCAGCGAACTTTCCAGAGGGCAACCCTACGGCCAGCACCATGGAGAGGATCGACATCTCCTATATCAACCAGGTCACCAGCTTGTTGCGCGAGGAGGTGGTGTTCTCGCTGGCGCCGCCTACGGCTGTTAAAGGTCAGAGGTTGCCGGGCGGCCTGATCATGAACCGGTGCGAGTGGTGCCTCTGGGGTGAGTACCGCGGCCCCGACTGCAACTACACTGGTATCAAGATGTTCGACCTCGACGGCAACCCGGTGGACGACCCGGCGCTGGATCGCTGCGGCGGCCGGCCGAGTGATTGCGAATTACGTTTTGGCAAGGGCAACCCCTTGTCGTTCGGTGGCGCACCAGGCGCCGCGCTCATCGGATAAGCAAACCATGAACAAAGTGATGCTGAAACAAATCCAGGCGCACGCTGAGGCGGAGTTTCCGAAGGAAAGCTGTGGCGTGGTGATCCGTGAGGGCGGGCGGCTGAAGTACGTTCCATGCCGTAATGATGCCAAGACACCGAGCGAGCACTTCATCATCAACCCGGAGGATAAGTGTGACGCGGAGGACCGTGGCGAGGTGACGATGATCATTCACTCTCATCCCGACGTTCCGCCCATGCCGAGCATGACCGATCGCGTCAGCTGCGAATTGCACGAAAAACCCTGGGGGATTGTGAGCTGGCCGTCTGGCGAGTACTTCGAGTTCAAGCCTGATGGTTACCAGGCCCCGCTGGTTGGCCGCGAGTTCGGCCATGGTCTGCTGGACTGCTATGCCCTGTGCCGCGATTACTACGAGCGCGAGCATGGGATTGAATTACCGAACTATCCACGCCGGGACGGCTGGTGGAACGATGGTGAGAGCCTCTACGAGAAGTACTACGAGGAGGCCGGTTTCTATCCGGTTTCGATGCCGCGCAAGGGCGACATGATCGTCATGCAGATCAACGCCGCTGCACCGAACCACGCAGGAATCTATCTGGGTGACGGTTTGCTGACCAGCGCCCCGGAACTACACCCGGCCCCAGGCACCTTCCTTCATCACCGCTACAACAAGAAATCCACCCGCGACGTTTACGGCGGCATGTGGGCCGATTACACCGTGCTGATTCTTCGGCACCAACGAGTGCCGGAGGTGGGCTGATGGCAATGAGAACAACGGTTAACCCGCAGCCTTTGGTGGTGCTGGTGATGCTTTATGGTGTGCTTGGCGCCCGGTTCGGTCGCGTTCACCACCTGGCCGTAGCGTCATGCGCTGAGGCGATTCATGCGTTGTGCGTGAAGATCCCCGGCTTCAGACGGTTCTTGCGCTTTTCGGAAGAGCGCGGCCTGACCTACGCAGTGTTCCGCGGGAAGAAGAACCTGAGCGATACCGAGATTGGAATGCGCCAGGACACCGTTGAGCCGATCCGTATTGCGCCAATTGTGATTGGCAGCAAGGGAGGCGGCTTGTTCGCCACCATTGCCGGTCTCGCCCTGGTGGTGGTCGGCGCGATCACCCAGCAGTACTACCTGGTGGCAGCTGGTGCCGGCTTGATGATCGGCGGTATCGCCATGAGTATGTCTCCGTCACCGGTGGGCGTGCTGGACAAAGAGGGCGATGGCAACAGGCCGTCCTATGCGTTCGGCGGCGCCGTCACCACCACGGCCCAGGGCCGCTGCAAACCACTTCTGTATGGCGAACGCGATATCGGCGGCGCCCTCATCTCGGCTGGCGTCTTTTCGGAAGATCAGCAGTAAGGAAAACCCATGTCCAAAATCGCAACAGCGCCTGCTGCAAAGCCTCGGCGCCGGCCTACTGCTGCCCGCGTTTTGGGCGCCAAGGGGGGCGAGCAGAAGCCATACACGCCCTACAAGGCACCCGATACTGCGCTTTCTGTTGCCACTGTAAAATTGCTCTATGCCTTGAGTGAGGGCCCAATCGTCGGCCTGGTCGATGATAAGAAGTCGGTAAAACTCAACGGCACGCCGCTTGTCTCGCCTGACGGTAGCGAGAACTTTCCCGGTACCGTTTGGGATTTCCGCCCGGGCACTGTGGACCAAGAACACATTCCAGGCTTTCCGGCCATTGAGAACGAGGCGTCCCAGGGGCTGCCGGTTGAGTTGAAGTCGGATAACGCCTGGACGCGTGCGATCACTGATCAGCAGTTGTCGGCTGTACGCATCCGTTTGTCCTGGCCGCAAATTTGGCAGGTCAAGACGAATGGCGACCAGATCGGCTACCGCATCGACTACGCCATTGATCTTTCCGTAGATGGCGGAAGCTATCAAACGGTTTTGTCGGCGACCCTGGACGACAAAGGGACAACCGAATACGAGCGCACCCATCGAATCGATCTGCCCGAAGGCTTCACCAGTGCGCTTGTTCGCGTGCGCAGGCTAACCCCCAACCGCAATGACTCCAACTTCGCAGACCTGATGCGCATCAAGGGGTTGACAGAGGTCATCGACAAAAAGCTGCGCTATCCGAACCTGGCTCTGGGTGGCCTGCAGTTCGATGCAAAGCAGTTCCAGGACACGCCAAAGGCTAGCTTCCTGATGCGCGGCCGAATTATTCAGGTGCCGACGAATTACAACCCAGAGACCCGGACCTATACAGGTGACTGGAACGGCACCTTTAAGCTTGCCTATACAAATAACCCGGTCTGGGTTTGGCGCGACCTGCTGTTGCATCGTCGCTATGGCTTGGGCCGCCGCATCACCGCTGACATGGTGGATCACTGGACGCTGTACGAGATCGGTCGCTATTGCGACGTGATGGTGCCAGACGGCAAGGGCGGTATGCAGCCGCGTATGACCACCAATGTCTATATTCAGGATTCGATTGAGGGATACGCGCTCCTTTCGGATCTGGCCAGCGTGTTCCGTGGCAGCAGCTGCTGGAACGGCTCGCAGGTCACTATGGTGGCGGACATTCCCGGCAACGAGGACGGCTACGTTTTCACCCGCTCGAACATTATTGGCGAGTTCGAGATGGTGGGTGCCGCCTATCCTGATCGGCACACCAGGGCAAAAGTCGCATGGGATAACCCGGAAAACGAGTTCAAGACCCAGCCGGCTCCGGTAACCAATGAGGAACTGATCGGAGCCCTCGGGCACCGGATGCTGGATATCTCGCGTTTCGGATGTACCGTGGAGGGAGAAGCAATCCGCCACGGTATCTGGGCGCTCAAGTCTGAGCAGTATGAGGAGTGGTCGGTAAGCTTCACCACCGGCATGGAGGGCCGCAACGTCGAGCCCGGCCAGATTATCTGCGTGGCTGATGAGTTGTTCTCGGGGCGCGCAAATGGTGGGCGTATCAGCGCCGCGACCAGGCGTGTGATCACGCTCGATATCGATGCCGAGGTGCACGAAGAGGATCGGCTAATCCTCAACCTACCCAGCGGCAAGACCGAAGGGCGCATCGTGAAGTCCGTCTCTGGCCGCTTGGTCACCGTCATGGCCGACTATTCGGAGCTCCCAGAGGCTGAATGCAGTTGGTCCGTGGAGAGCGCTGACCTGGCCGTGATGCGCTTTCGTGTGCAGACCATCGAACCGCAAGGACTGCACCAGTTCAAAATAGCTGCCACTCAGCATGAACCCCTGAAGTACCAGGCGATCGACACTGGCGCACGCATTGACCCACAGCCAACGAGCATCATTCCACCAGGGGTGATGTCTCCGCCGGATAACGTCAGCATCGAGTCGCGCAGCATCGTATCGCAAGGCATTGCTGTTACCAGTATGCGTATCACCTGGGACTCGGTACCGGGGGCCATTGCGTACAACGTGGAATGGCGCAAGGACAGCGGCAACTGGATCCGCTTGCCGCGCACGGGCAGCTTGGGTGCAGAAGTTGAGGGTATCTACAGCGGTCGCTACGTTGCTCGGGTAAGCTCGGTCAACGCAATGGACGTGGCCTCTATTTGGGGCGCCAGCCCTGAAGTGATGCTGACAGGAAAGACCGGCCTGCCGCCGGCGGTTTCCTCCCTTACTACTAAAGGCGAGCTGTTCGGGATCAGCATCAAGTGGGGCTTCCCTGCTGGCGCCGAGGACACCCAGCGGACCGAGCTGTGGTATGGACCAGCGAACAACCTGGAGGCTGCGACGAAGCTGGCCGACCTGGCATATCCGCAGGCCGACTACCGTATGCAGTCGCTTTTGTCCGGGGCGACACTGTTCTTCTGGGCGCGCCTGGTTGATCGCACCGGGAACATTGGCCCTTTCTATCCGACCGTAAACGGAGTGATGGGG